CATGTAAAGCTGGCCAACTTTCTGACCGCTCATAACGTCATACCAATTCCAAGCTGAGCCTGTCGGATCATGGATAAACTCATCCAACCACTTCCAAACATTTCCTACGAGATCCCGAACGTTCGTTGCAGAAACAGCGTTCTTGACATTTCCGCAAGTGGTTCTTGCTGTATTCGAGGTCGCAGACCATGCGTAAGTGTTGTTGCCATCCTCTCCCTGTGGAGATCCGTATGCACCCTTACAGAACTCGGCGTAGGTAGGAAGTCTTTTTCCTACTCTCATAGCTCTCTCATTGGCGATATACCAGTTCAATCCCTCTGTTCCAGTAATCGGCACAACACCCTTTTTGCTCTGCAAACCACTGGCTCCGTTATCGGATGAAAGGTAAATATCGCCCCAGAACGGTCCTATGAATACCATTCCGGTAGGATCGCAAGTAGGTCTGTGGAGAAGAGTCCAAACGGAATTAGGTACAATGCCCTCCGCTACGTTTGTTTCCCATCCACTTCCTAATGCTGCGCCTGATGCGCTGATTGGAATACCGGAACTATTTGTTTTTCTGACTACGCCGTAATGGAAGCCGCCGATTTTTCTTGATGTAACTGCCGTATAACCGTTTGGATATGTCGTATTAAGGGAAATACGATACTGTTCTGCGGCAAAGTTCGTGGCATCTCCACCGGTAGGATCACAGATATAAATGCAGTAGTCCTTTCCCACCTCAAACTTAGTTGCTGTTCCGTCCAAGTTGCTCGCTGTAAGAGTGGTTTTTTCTGTCTTAAAAACAGAATTACCTACCGCAATCAGAACTCCTGCGATAACAGTAAGGGAACCGTTCTCCATGCGAATAAACTTCTTGTCAGATGCAACGACATCGGACATAAGCGCAAGTTTCGGGGTGGTTATCTTCGCAATGTCATTTTCCATTGCTTCATCATAACCGTAGAATTTACTCATTAGCCAATTCCTCCTTGATCTGATTCAGTTCTTCGGCTGTCATGCCGAGACTGTCGTAAATGGTGTATGGTGCGGTAACTGCGATTTCTGTTGCATCCACAGATACCATAGCGGATGTGGAGATAACGGTCGTTTCCAACTGCTTCTCTCCTGTAATCTCATCCGGTTCGCCCTCTTCGTGTGTTACGTTTGTGATTGTTACCGTCTTATTTCCGACAATCGCCTTTGTATTTGCTTTTGCCTCAGCACAATAGTGAATGGTAACAGTTTTCTTATCCTCTCCTACCGCAAGAACCGGGCAATGAAGATAATTCATACTTTCAAGATCTTCGATGGCTTCCAACAGATCTTTTGCTGCAAATGCGCCATCATCCACCAAGGATTTACAATTTCTAATATCCTCGGCGGTTGCAAGTCTCTTAGGGAAATCTCTCATTTTGTCTACCTCCGTTATTTATTTACATAGCTTCCAACAAATCCGTCCACAAATGCCAAACCATTTCCGTCCATGATTCTGAAAGTCTTATGTGTCATAAGATCTGCATTGCTGATTGAGAATGTCTTTGGTGCGATCATGTAGTTATCATTCGCAATGCTTATGGTGTATTCTCCGGCCTCAGTCAGATATAACGGCTGAGTAAAATCTGTAACGATGTATTTGTTACCGGATGTTACATTTTGTACAGTTATTGCAGCAGCAGTTCCAACGGTATCGTTGAAATGTATCTTCACTGCAAGGTTTCTAATGTGGGTTTCCACATCGTTAATTTCATTCTGCAATTTTCCGGCTGCATCCGCTGACAACTGATCTTTTATCATTGCAAACCATTGATTAAACAAAGTTTCCTGATTGTTCTCAAATGCCGTCATTTCTGCTGTGTAGTCCTTTTTTAACTGCACCACATCCGCATTTGCTGTTGCCTGCAGATTGTCAAGGAAAACATTGAATGTATCGAGATCCAAATTTGCCTGTTTATTGAACTCTTCTTTCTGATTCTCGAAAAACTCTGTGAATACCTCGTACAAATCTGTTCCATTTTCCAATGCTGCCATGATTGCATTGACCGCAGTGTTGATACGGTTTGCGTCAAGCGCACCAAAAAACGACTCATCATATACTGTGTACTGTGTTACATCTTTTACGGAATAACTTCCGTCTCCATTATCAATAGGAATGAACTTCCGCAAGCCGGACCATACGGCATCCTTATAGTCTGTCTTTAATCGTTCCCACGCCACTTAGAACACCTCCCTCCTTATCCCAAAATTAAAGGTAAGCATCTGCCGACCTCTGTATTGGTTTAATAGCTGATTAAATAAATCTAAAATCAAGCTTTCGATACGATTGAGTTCGTTGTAGTCGAATATCTTTCCGTTTGCCGTGTACAAAGGTGCTTCTCCAACATCCGGTTTGAATGTGTTTGCGGCGATAAGTGAAATATTTTCCTCCAACTGGTTTATCTCATCTGCGTAAAAATATTGGTCTTTGCTCCTATCGTCTCCAAGATCGTTGATAGAGAACTCCTGATACATTGCAACTGCTATTTCTCTAAGGTAGGCAAGATTATTTTTGATGCGGTTGAAATCTTCCGTGTTGAAACGATCGCCGTGATATATACCGTCTCCATCCGTATAGCCGTACCAATCAGTTTTTGGAGTAGTCCATGAACCAGAAATAGAAACAACCATTGTTTCCGTTGTGCTGTTTCCGGCAGAATCGGTAGCTGTTACCACTGCCACATGATCTTTTTCAGACCCATCAATGCTTGCTGTGGCTTTGTATACCGTTCCAACGGAGTGAGAGAAATTCAGTTCTGCATCATCAAGTGTTCCAGTAACCTTTGCTATATCCGCCATCTTTCTCGCCTCCTATCCTTGCGTGTATCTGCCAACGTATGACAGTGGTAACTTATCAGGAATTTCCTTATCCGATATATTGGCATAGGAGCCAACATAGCTGCCGACAAATGCGAACCCTTTTAGTTCTTCAACAGATACGGAAATGGTGTATTTTCCTTTTGTCTGCACCGGGTTCGGCGTTATCGACACATCTCTTACTAATATGTTAGCTGCCATGCCACCACCTAATCTGTTACCGATACAGAGATTACATAGGTTGCCCCAACATCTGCCGGGTTCGGAGCCAATGAAACATCTGAGATAACTGGTGCTTTAGTATCGAGAGTAACTGTTCTTTTGACTGTGGTTGTTCTTCCAGCCCCATCTTTCGCCACGATAGTAATTGTATTGGAGCCATCCTTTAAGGTAATATCCTTTGAGAATGTACCATCGTCATATACGGTCACTGCGCTACCATTGATCGTCAGTGTAACCGGACTGGACGTAGCATCATTTGTGGTTCCGGCAACTGTTACGGTTGTCTTGTTTGTGATGAGCTTGTCTACCGGGCTTGTAACTGATAACTCAGGTGGAACGGTATCAATCTTGAATGAAACGCTCTTCTGAGTAGCAGCATTGCCGTCATAGTCTGTAGCTTTGACAACTACGGTGTGTGAGCCATCTGCCAGTGCCGCCGTAGGTTTATAACTGCACGAATAACCGGATGATGTTTTTGTCTTTGTAACACCGGATATTTCAGATCCATCAATGAGCAGCTTAATTGTGTCTGGATTCACGCCAGAATCATCATCCGTAACTGTGAAAGTGATCGTAGGCTGGTTGCTCGTAAGTAACTGCGATGCCGTAGGTGCTGAGATTGTGATAACTGGTGCTGTTTTCTCTTTAACGGTAAGTCTCAGTTTGCTTCCGAGAGTTGCATCGGATTGATTTACCGATGTGCTGTTGCCCGCCTCATCTGTGGCGATGATCTGCACTCCGTAATAATGTCCTGACTGATTGTATGAGGATTTTGCCGGAGCAGTCAGTGTTGCTTTGTAAGTCTTTGATGCGCTGTCGTATGTGAGTGTTGTAGTTACACCGTTTACGATAGCTTTAACAGATTTAATAGCCATCCATTTTCCTCTTCCTTTCTTCCGTTATTTTTCTGATACCCTACGGGCAATTACCTTGCCGGACAAACTCTGTGAGAAGTTCACAACATGGCGGTAGATATTTACTTTTAATCCGGGACGGTACGCATTTTCCTGATACACAATATCGTTTGCGTCTATCTCTGGATTGCCACGGGTATTGTACTCATACTCAATACCGGCGTTATAGTAATCTCCAAGCCAATCCGCCAAGTGATTTGCTGTTTCCATATCGCTTACGAGAGGATTTTTCCATGTGATGGTCTTTCCTCTACTGTTAAGTGTTTTTGTGGCATACTGCTCAACAATGTTGTATCTGTGTCCTATAATTTCAAACTGGTACTTGCCAGTAATCAGAAACTTAACCATTACATAGTAATCTCCACGTTCAATGATGCTTACGTTGGATGCTGACCCATTGAATGTTGCCCGGCAGTCATAAGTTGGATCTCCGAGGTAATATGTCTGCACATCCCCTTTGGTTGCTTCTGTTTCTTCGCTAATGAGTGTTTCTTCGGCTGTGCCTTTCTGGTATGAGTAACATGGCACTCTGACCGCCTTAACAAGCTCCTGCTTGATTGATTTCGGAGAAGAGGTCATGTCCTGCCTTTCCATCGTAAAATCCGTTATATCGCCAAATGAGAAGTAATCTACAACAATTCGATTGAATGGTTCTTTCGTCTTAGTGAACTCAATCTCCATCAAATCAAAATCATCAAAATCGTGGTGGACAATCAGTTTCTTGGTAATGTCTGCCGTTATCTCGTACTCGTCAACCTTTACCCCATCATTGAAAGTTCTGAATATGATGCCATCCGGCAGTGAAGATCCGAACATCAGTTGCAAACCATAGTACATACAGGCGGTTTCCTGTGTGATGTAAATGATAGGGTTTTGTTCAAACAAACAATCTTTCCCGGACTGCTGCAATGAAACATATCCGGTGTATTTGTCTGCCTTGCTTTGGTTTTCCGGCAGATAATACATATCCGCAGTTACGGTTGTGTAGTTATGAGAGAACGAAGCATATTCCTGTTTTGCCACTTCGCTCTTAATATTCCTCACATGGGAATACTCTGTCTCTCCGTTGCACGTTATATCGTACTCAGGGGCGAATGATGATTTTATCTGCGGTCTGCCGTATCTGTTCTGCGATAGTACGCATCTGCAGGCATTGGCAATAATCTGTAATGCCTCTTTGTGTTTTACCCTTGGTATTGGGTTTTTGGTTTTTGACTTTTTGAGGTATGGGTCAATGTAATACTCTGTAATTCCTGCGTCTTGGAATATCAGTTCTGCCGCATGATAATATGTGATTCCTGCCGGAGCATAACACCCCTTGTAATATTCCTCATCCATGTTTCGGAAGAGATCCTGGCATCGTATCGTTGCGGAGTAATCATCACTTTCCCATGCGCTACACTGTAGCTTTGCGCCTCTTATCCATTCGATTGTGTCTGAGTTCGGTAGCTGATAGCCATACCAGACATACATCTCCTGACCGGTCTCCAAAAAGTTGATTGCAGAGTTCGGATTGTCAACATTAAAATACTGATCGTAGTTCTGCAACTTAACCATGAAATCTATTTGCGGAACATCCTCACAAATCGGGGATATGTAACTGTCTAATTTAGAATCCATAATGTCCTCGTTGTAGTACACGAGACCGTAACCCAACTGGATTGAATATATCCTCAGTCTGGAATATGGATTTTTCATCTCATAGAAGATGAATTTGATATAGGTGGTATTCTCTAATACCTGTTCTGTACTAAACTCTGACATATCATTGTCGGTAATCTCTATTCGCTGTCCGCTACTTGTCAGAATGTCAAAGCGCGTAGGATAAACCTCTCCAAAATTGATAGTCAGACCTTTAATGTCTGTTGCCACAACATTCAGTTCGATAAGCAGCTCATATCCACTTTTGGGAATCAAAGGCTTGCTTATCAAACCGGTGTCGTAGTAGTTGCCGGATGTATTCTCTCTTGGAAGAAAATACATAGATCCGTCAACCTTTGTGAAATCATGTTCGAGTGTGGCATATACAGTGTCCTCTTTTCGCTGACCGAATAAGCCGGTCTGCTTTGAGTAATAGGCAAAATTGTTTCCCATGACGGTTGCGTTGGCCTGTGCTTCCTGATTTACCAGACCAAATGAAATCATCATGTATGACCGCTCTCTGAGAGAGCTTTTCATGCTTGCCTTGTATTCATTTGATACTTTCTGCATACGCCATCACTCTCCACAATCAATAAGGTTTACTTTGCAACTCTGATAGGTAATTGGATTTCCGTCTGTATCAATCCAATATGGTTCTGCCGTCCTATCTCCGGGGTACATCTTTATTGTTATTTTTTTCATAGTGACCGGATCTGGGAAAGTGACATATACAAAAAACGCACTCAGCACCGTAAGCATCCGGCTCCACTCTGCTGCCGTCAGCCACGGCCATTCCAGAGTGTCGAGTTTGTACTGATCTCGCCCAACTCTCTGTCCTACAACCGTACCGTTGGCATTTCTTCCGGCATCCACCATTGTAGATACAGTTGGCTTTGCCCCACGTTTAGGAGGGGGAAAGTCATAACCATTTACTGATATATAAGCCATTCCATATCCCTCCTTTACGCTCCTTGGAAGCTGTAACCGTTGGCATTGCGCTGTGTGGTTACTGCATCCGTAACTGTCTTTCCACCGATTTCAACAATCGTCTGTTCTTTCTTATCAGCCTGTGTCTTGGTGTTCTTGGAAATCTCACTCACAGCGGTTGTTATTCCAAGATCGTCCAGAGCCTCTTTGATAGCTTCTTTCAGACCGCCGCCGGAATTAAGCGTTGCCTGCACGGTTCCGTTTGTAGATACCTCCCTTGTCACACGCTGCACGATTGCTTCATTCGTGAAATCACTTCCATAATTGTTGCTGTATTCTTTCAATGCACTGTCATTGATTTTCAGACGTGTTCCGAGGTTCACGTCCATATCAGCGAATGAATCTACCCAGGAAGTGACAATTCCTTTTGTTTTCTCTCCCTCTTTCTCTACGCCGATGTTATATCCCTCTACGGAATATGCACCTAATCGTTTGAATACTCTGGACGGAGAGTTAATATCCAGCTTGTCTTTGAACCATGAGATAATACTGCTGCCCCACGATTCAATGTTGTTCTTACAGGTAGAGTACAGATTTCCTATACCGTTCTTAAAACCATCTACCACATTTTTTGCAATGTCATACCACTTGTCATAAGAACAGGTATTTGTGAACCACGTTTTTACATTAGAAGCCCATGTTGTAATGTTGCTCTTACAAGTCGTATAACTGTTTCCGATTTTCGTTTTGAAGCCGGAAATAATATTCTCTGCATAGGTACTCCACTTAGAACTATTGATGCCTCCAAAACCACTATCAGAGAACCACGTTTTGAGGTTTGAAGCCCATGTTGTGATATTGCTTTTCGTATCTGTGTACGACAGTCCTATTTTGTTCCTGAAACCAGTTATGATATTTCCTGCATAAGTGGTCCATGTGGCATTGTTGATATTTCCGAATGAAGATCCAGAAAACCAATCTTTCAGGCTACTCGCCCAAGTAGTAATGTTGTTCTTTGTGGTGGTATAGGTGTTTCCAACCTTTTCCCGGAAGCCGGAAATGATATTGTTTGCGTAGGTCTGCCAAGTATTGCTATTGATGTTTCCAAAGCCGCTGCTCGTATACCATTCCTTAACTTTGCTCGCCCAGGTTGTGATGTTATCTTTTGTAGTGGTGTATGCGTTACCCACCTTTGTTTTGAAACCAGTGATAATATCATTTGCGTAGGTGGTCCATGTACCGTTGTTCACTCCGCCGAATGAAGAACTATTAAACCACTCCTTTGCCTTTGAGGCCCATGTGGTAATATTGTCCTTGGTCTGTGTATAGGCATTTCCCACTTTCGTCTTGAAACCGGAGATAATGTCATTTGCATATCCGGTCCATGTTTCCATGTTGACCCCACCAAATGATGAATTGTTGAACCACTCTTTGGCCTTAGCAGCCCAAGTCGTGATGCTGTCTTTCGTGGTGGTATAAGCATTGCCTATCTTGTCCTTAAAGCCGGTTATGATGTTCTGACCGTGGGTTTCCCAAGTCTCTTTGCAAATCTTTCCAAAGCTCGTACCTGAGAACCAGTCATTGACCTTTCCGGCCCACTCCGTAACTTTTGCTTGGCAGTCTGAGAATTTCTTTCCGATGCCTCCATTGAAAGCAGTGACAAGATTGCTTCCAAGTGTGCTGAATACGGTTGAATCGGATGAACCGCCTATGCCAAATATTCCTTTGACAACATCTGTCACATTTCCGAAACAACTCAACGCTGTCTGCAATGGTGCCGGCAAAAGGGATTTAGATATTCCACCAAGCAAGCCACTGACTATTTTCTCTCCGACAGTATTTATTTCTCCATCATCAGATCCAATTCCAAACTTCTTAGATATTCCCTCTACAATGCTTGTTTTCAACTGGTTCCAAATGGCGGTCCATGATACCCATTTGAACAAATTCTTGAACGTCCACTTGGCTGCAAATACCTTAAAGACTGTTTTGAGGATTGTGTCCCAGTCAATCTCGGACATTGCCGTTCCTACGCCCTTTAGAAGTTCGTACCAATCTACCTCGTCTATCAAAGTGTTAATCAGTGTGCATACACCAGATATAAGGGAATTGATTGTGCCTCCGGCTTCTTTCCAGTCGATAGTCTTAACTGCCTTGTTTATCGCACTCGCAAAGTCACTTCCGATTTTCTTGAAATCTATCTTTGCAAGGAATTTTCCAAGACCGCTGAAAAGTGTCTTGATGCTGTTGCCAAGCGTTGTGCCTACGAGATTCCAGTCGATCTCCGTAATTGCGGTATTTATATTTGTTCCAAGTCCCTCACAGAAAGTATCGAAACCATCTTTGATGGTATTCCAATCGAGTTTTTTCAGTGCTGTGTTGACACCGTTTGCAAAGTTCGTAGCAATATCTTTCCATGGGAAAGTCTTTGAGAAATTCAGTACGGCAGTAAATACACCATTTACAAAACCGGCGAATGTTTCTCCAATGCCAACATAATCAATTCCGGCTATTGCATTGCCAAGCAAATTGCCGATTGCGGTTCCGAGTGAAGCCCAATCCAATCCGGTAACGAATGTCTTTGCAAATAGAATCGCTGAGTTTATTGCATTGGAAATTGCTGTTCCAATTTTCTTCCAGAGATCTTCTGTCTGCAGGGCAGCGTTGATTGCATCTACGATACCCTGTGCAAGTCCCTTTGCGGTTTTATTTATCAGAGTCCAGTCAAGAGTATCTAATGCACCAATGATAAGATCTGCTATTGCCGTTCCGAGACTGCTCCAATGGAAGTTTTCTACAAATGAATCAACGAACTCAAATGCAGAGTTAATAGCTTGCGCTATTGTCACACCTATTGATGTGAACAATCCAGGAGTTTCAAGGAAACCATTCAGGAATGTCGCAATGCACTTCGCAATCTTTCTCAGAGATGCTTTGATGCCGTCCCACTGAATGTTATCGAGGGCTTCTTTCAGTTTCTCCCCGAACATTCTTCCTACATCGTAGAAATCAGCTTCATCCCAAGCATCCTTAATCATCTGTGCAAGATTTTTGTACTTATCCGCAATCTCGTCTGTTTCATAACCGCTTCCATCGGCTCCGCTGTTGCTTCCACTGCCGCTTTTATCATCACTTAGGATGTTAAGCTCATCTATGCCGGTGGTAAGGTTCTTTGCCGCCTTTGCAGCACCATTTAAGGAATCTGTATAATCTTTATTCTGTTTTATTGCCTTGGTATAGAACTTCTTACCTGTGAGTGCTGAGAAGAACTGTGCCAATGCGTTTGTTGCTGCAACGAGCTTCTGAATCAGATAATCCAGAATCGGAGTAACTACATTCAGTATTGGCTCAAATGCAGTTGTCAGTGATGCTCCAAGCTGTCGCAAATCGTTGTA